ACTGCAGCAGCTTGCGACCGGCCTGCACCGCGGCATACCGCTGGTCTTGGTCAGCACGGATGGCAGCCAGGCGCAGCGTGTCCAGCGCCTGCACCTCGTAGAGGCCGGCTTGATAGATGCCCTGCGCACGCGAGGCCTGCGAGGAGGCGTAGCTGTTGAACAGCCCGGCAACACCGGAGGCCGCCTGCGCGCCACGCGACAGCCCGGTGAAAATCTCGCCGATGGAATCAAGGACGGCCATGTCTAGGTTCCTCCATGCACGGCGACCTTGTACTCAAGGCCGAGCAGCGTCATTTTCAGTGGCAGCGACTGCGACACTTCTATGGCCTGTTCGCGTGCGTAGCCGAGCACGCCGTTGATGCGCTTGACGCCGGTAAAGCTTGGCTCCGGGTCATCAAGAAGCGGGTTGTCGAAGCTGCGGAACGGCACCGGCTGGTTGTTGATGTTGAGGTGCTGCGTCTCGTCGACGATTGCGTTGATCTCGACCACGCGCTTTTTGAAGCTAACGCGGTTGCCGGTCTGCAGCTGGATCTCCACCGGCATCGTTTTGGCGTACACGGTGTAGGGCAGGCCCACCTCGTAGCTGGTCAAGCTCTCGCGGTCAAACGTCACCGCACCGCCCGCGCTCACCGTCTCGTTCGACTGCGGCACACCGTCGCAGATGACGTTCAGCGACTTGCCGACGTGCGGCAGGCCGGAGCCGACGCCGCCGGCCGAGCCGCCGGTAAACGCACAGTCCGTGAACAGGCCGTCCTGGAACAGCTCGACGAAGTAGCGAATCGTGCTGTTAAACGTGCGCTTGGTGACGACGTAGATGTCCGACACGTCGGTCTGCACGTCCTGGAACGTGCCGTCGGTAGTGAACTCAGAGGGCGCAATCACCTGCTGCGAGCGCAGCACAGAAAACGCGGCCAGGGTGCCGTCGCCGGAGTTGGCAATCAGCAGCAGGTCGCCCTCGTCGGTAGACGTGGCACGCCGCAGTGCCATGCGGTTTGGCGTCTTGAGCAGGTGGCCAGATAACAGCGAGATCCGCTGCGTGACGTAGGTCAGCTGCGAGTCGGAAAACAAGAACTCGTTCAGCGCCTTGCCCTGGCGCTGGATGTACACCGTGCCCGTCTCGAGCTGCTCCACCCGCGTGCCAGGCTTTGTCCCATTTCGAGACACCGCCTTGAACGTGAAGGTGAGCGGGGTGATTGGATCGGTGCCGGACTGCGGTACATAGAACTCGCCGCCGGTGGTGAAGATCTGCAGGTCGCGGCCCGAGATCATGTCGACAATCACGTTGAGCGAGTTAGTGTCCAGCGTCGCCTCGACCGCGTCGTCGTCAAGCGCCTCGCTCGGCTTGAAGTCGAAGAAGAGGCCAATCTTGCTGCCCCAGATGGTCGACGGGCGCGCCTTCGAGCCGCCGAAGTACAGGCGCCCTTCGTGGAAGTTGACCGTGCGCGGCCAGCCGCGAGCCGAGCTCCACACATCCTCGTAGCCCGTCTCCAGCTCCCAGCTGCCGCTGGCGATGGCCGAGGTACTGAAGAATGGGAACTCGGTCACCGCTTTGACGACAGTGCCGCTGACGTACTCCACAATCCGGGCGCGCCCCTGCGGGATGCCGTTGACGTACTGGTTGACGTGCGCCGCGGTGAACACGCTCGCGCTCGCGGTAAGCGTCACGTTGCCGGCCACCTTGTCCGGCGTCAGCGTCGCAGCCGGGTTGCTTACCGAGATTGAGAAGGCGTGCAGCGGGATGCTGTCGAACGTGATGGTGCTGATGGTCCAATCCGCGTCCGTCGCCCCTCGCACCAGCTTTACCGGCTGCAGGTCTGGGTGAACGATGATCATCGTGTCGGCCGACTGCGTCCAGCAGATCTGACTTAGCAACGAACTGCCGATGGTGGTGGTGAGGTAGTTGTTGCCGGATGCGTTGATGTTGGTGATGACCACGCCACCCTTGATGACGTACATACGGTTATGCGTAAAGCACAACATATAACTGTCGTCGACCGAGAACTCGAAGTTCACTAGGCGCACGCCGTTACCGGCCGACGCTGTGCTGGTGTTTGGCAGCTGGAGGATGTGCTTGAGGCCGGGCCGGCGGCGCATTCCGCCCTGCGGCTGGATCAGCACGTTGGTGGCCTTGGCCAGCGCGTTGTTGTACTGCTGCAAGTCGATGCGTGCGCGCAGCAGCGGGTCGAGCTCGCCCGTCGAAAAATTCGTCTGAATGTCGACGAAGCGCGGCATCAGTTCCTCACGGCGATCAGCGAGTAGTCCTCGATGACCTTGGTCGCGTTGTTCTGGCCGTCAATCTGCATCGCCTGGCGGAAGTAACCGCCGCGGCCGTTCTCGGCCGGAGCGCCGGCAGCGACCTGCTGCCAGTAGATTGCCTTCTCGCGCTGCTCGGTGATCGGCTCGGCCAGGTGCCAGGCCATCATGTACTTGAGCAGCTGCACGAAGTACTGCGGCATCGCGTACTCCGGCGTCTGGTACTGGTAGTCGATGTAGACCGTTTCGAGGTTGGTCAGCAGCTTGTCGCCCTGGATCTCCCAATCCTTTGAGATGGTCGAGCCGGGGTTGGCCGACGGGTACACCGCTCGCGGGTTGGCGAGCCGGTCGCCCGGCAGCTGGTATTCATAGCGCCAGTAGGTGGTCGGCGTGGTGATCAGCCGGGACAGGCCCAGCTTCTTGAGCGAGAAGCTCCACGGGTACATGACCAGCGTGGAGTCGCGCACGTCTGGATAGAGACGATCCGCCACCGAGCTTTCGTCGGTGCCGTCGTTGAACGAGCTGATCGCCTTCGCACCGAGCAGCAGCAGGGCGTCGGAGCAGATGGATACGCCGGTGTCGCCTGCAGCCATTAGCGGATCTCCAATGTGAAGCGGGCCAGCCTCCGCAAGGCAGAAGCTGGCCCGGTGCTACATGACAGCCGATTAGTCGGTGTCGGTAAGGGTCAGGGCGGTGGTGTCAGAGACGTCCACGACCGAGCCGGTGTTGCTCACCACAACGTGCCAGCCAGCGGTCGAGACCGAGCCCGAGCTGAGAGTCACGCGGTAGATGAGGTCGCCGACCTTCATCAGCGATGCGACGCTGTTGAAGTATCCCGAGGTGTCGACCGTGCCGGCCGCGTCGTCGGTGGTGTACGCCCAGATCTGCGGGGCGTTGCCAGCCTTCGACTGACCGCCAATGGCCACAAGACCAGTAGAGCTGAATGCCATGATCAGGCCTCCTTATGCTTCGCGGCAGGTGATGGACACGATGCCTTCTGCGTCGATGGTCACCGCACCGGCCGAGAACACTTCGTTGACCAGCCAGCTGGTCTTCTCGGGGATGTAGTTGATCTCCGTCCGCATACCGATGCCTTCGGCGTAGCCGATAGCATCCTTGTGGAAGGCAAAGCAGGTGCGGTCGTTCGACCCGTCGATGGCCAGGCCACCTTCGGAACGATCGCCCAGGACGTGGAACGTAAAGCCCAGGAAGGTGTTGATCTCACCCTGCACCAGAGCCTTGACCGAGTTGAAGTCGGCGCTGGTGACAGCGGTTTCCGACAGCATCGAGGCCAGACCATTGGCGTGAATGATGACGTTGCGGCCTTCGGGCGGGACGTTTGCACGGTCCATCAGGCGCTTCGCTTCGCGCAGCTTGCCCAGGTTCATGTTGCTGGCAGTGGCCGAGCCCGACGTGACGACGGTGTTGGCAACGGTCAGCGAGGTGCCCGAGGCGGCGAGCGCGTCGAGGATCAGCTGATCCTGGCGGCGACCCATCGCGTTGGCGACGACCTGGACGAGCTCTTGACGCTCGTCGAAGTTGACCTTGGCCTGCGAGAAGATGTCGCTGTACTCGGCGGCGTTCCAATCTTGCAGGGTGCAGGTGACGGTGGAGAAGCCCACGTTGAGCGGGGTGACGTCGGTCTGCGGCACGCGCAGGGTGGCGACACCACGGCCGACCTTCGGGAACTTCACGGTGGAACCCTCGACACCACGGCGTTGACGCACGGCCGGCACAAGCATGGCCTTGCCTTGATAGGCCTGCTTTACCTCGGCGTCGAACAGGGTGACGAAGGCGTTGCTCAGAGAGACAGCCATTTCGTGCTCCTTGTTTCAGTTGGACAAAGGTTTGTCGCGCCGGTGAGCCTGTCGCCAGGGCCGTTTGCTTGCGGGTAACGCCCGCCACTCGTCAGCGTCCGCTGCGGCAAGGGCTGCAGATGCAGTGAGCCTTGTGCGTATTTTCGGCGGCGGCTGTACAGAATGCAAGTGGTTGTCTTGGAAAAAAAACACCCCGCAAAGAGCGGGGTGCAAAGGTGCCCCAAGGAGAGGAGCGGGCTACGGCACTACTGTACGTTGGCGGCGAAAGCTCTCTCGACCTTCTGCCGATAGGCGGCGTCCGTCTGGTAGCGCGGGTCGGCGACCATCTGGTAGAGCTCCTCCTTGGTGGGCGCTCCCTCTATGGGGGAGGTCTCAATCGGCAGGCGCCCCTCGTAGGCCTCGCGGATCTTCATCAGCGCCCGCAGACCCTGGGCGGTGCCGCCCATGATCTTGAACTCCTCGAAGTCCTCCTTGGCCCAGACGCCTTTATTGACCAGGCCTCGCGCCCAATCAACCATGCCATTGACCATCGCGTTGGCATTGGGGCCGAGCTTCTTCATCTCGGCAGCGGGGTCAATCCGCTCGCCATCCATGAGCTCGGATGCCCTGGTGCGCAGCCGGGTCGCCAGGTCGTCGAACTGAGCCTGGCTGAGTCCATTGTCCTTCGCGAACGCTGCGAGCTCCTGCGCCATCGGATTCTCGGCAGCAGTGTCGCCGAATGAGCCCATGTCGTAGTTGCCGTCAGCCGGCGCGTTGTGGTGGCCCTTGCTGCTCTTCGCCCGTAGGTCGCGCCAGGATTTGGCGATGCCCTCCAGGTCTGGCTCGTTGGCGTCCTTCTTCCAGAAGTTCTCTGGCC